ACCAGCGCATCCCTGGCCTGTTCCTTCTCCGCGTCCTCGAAGGGCGGCATGGAGGCGAGCGCGTCGATGAGCGCGGACACCTCGATGTCGTCGAACTCGAACGTCACCTCCGACATGCGGAACCGGACGTCGGTCCAGCGCAGCAGCGGGTTGCCGTCGCTCTTGAGGAGCAGCCACATCAGGCCGTGCAGGGCGTCGGCATCCTGCTCGAGGAGCGCCTGCTTCCACTCGCCGTGCGCCATGCGGGTCTGCTTCTTGATGAACGACGCGTCGATGACCTCGATGTCGTCGGGCTCGAACGGCCACTCGCGGCGCTGCCCGTCCCTCGGGCTGTAGACGACCTTCACCGTGCCCCCCTTGTGACCTTCCGGCCGATCTCCTCGATGACGCCCATGACGGCGCGCTGCAGCCCCGGGCGGCTCTTCTCGAACTCCGCGTCGATCACGTCGGTCCTGGCCCGCGTCTCGAACCAGAACCCCTTGTTGCCGAAGAGCGGGTGCCTGATCCGGCCTCGAAGGGTCCGCGGGTCGTAGCCCTTGGATCCCTTCTTGGAGAAGTCGATCCGCACTGCTGCGGTCTGTCCGCTGCGCGTGGTCGTGCGGCCCTTGCCGACGCGCTTCTCCATCCGTGCGCGCAGTCCGCCACGGGCCGGCAGTGCGGCGATGGAGGCCGAGCGCATGTCCTCGCGGACAGGCTTGGTCGCCGACCCCAGACCGGCCGAGAGTTCCTTGCGCAGCGCCTTCGCATCCGCGTGCTTGCGGATCGAGCGGGCGAGGGCGTCGAAGTCCTCGGCGCCCTTGATCGAGAAGTCTTCCGCCATCAGGAGGTGGCCCGCGACACGGCGCCACTGGTCGGGAAGCTGAGATCCTTGGCAGCCAGGTCGCCGACGCTGCCGCCGATCTGATGCCCCGAGATCAGGACCGAACCCGTGTAGGCCGGGTTCGAGGTCGACCGGGCGCCCGAGGTTGCCCGGACCTCGAAGGTGACCACGGTGCCCAGGAGTGGCCACAGGATGGAGTCGATCGCTGCGGCGGCCACGTCGTCGTTGAGGGTGAGGGCCAGCGTGCCGGACTTGATGCCGCCCGTGCTGGACTTCCAGCCCGGGCCCATCGCCGTGGAGTCGAGCGCGTCGACGTCGACGTCGAGCTCGATCTTCTTGCAGTAGGCCGAGAGGTTGCCTGCGTTCAGCAGCAGGAATCCATCGGTGAACGCGAAGACAGCCATCAGCGTGCCCTTTCAGGAGGTGGTGTCACTGGACGCCGATGGCGGCGGCCATGTTGAACGTGCCGGTGATCGCGGACACGTTGAGCCGGAAGAACGAGTCCGTGAGCGGACCGGGGACCTTCGTCACCCAGGTCCCGCCAGCGGCCGTGATCGGGCCAATCGTGGCGATCGTGGTCGGCGTGGTGAATCCGGCGTTGTCGTCGGACTGCAACTGGAGAGTGATTGTCGTGCCCGGCGAGAAGATGTGGACCGTGCAGTAGACACCTTGGGTCGCACTCACGGCTCCAAGGTTCTGCCCAGTGCCGATCGCCCCGGTGGCCGACACGTTCCCGCGGGACTTGGTCAGCCGACCGCGCACGGTGCCGGTTCCGTCCTCGCCGACCGCGCCCAGCTCGAAGGGCATCAGTGCGCCGACCTCGCCGCCGATCTTGTACGACGACTCGAGCGCGAACATCATGAACGCCGGGTCGCCCTCGACCTGCGACGGCCCGAAGGTCAGAACCTTGTCCGCTGCGCCGAGCAACGCGAAAGCCTCCGGGTCGACGGCCTGTGACGTCGCGGACTGCCAGAACCCGGCCATGTCGAAGGCGGACGACTTCAGTCCGCCGACCATCGAGCGCCAGCCGGAGCCGGCGAACACGGTGGCGTCGAGCGCCTCGACGTCGACCTGTAGCTCTGCTTTGTTGCTGTCCCCGGTGAAGTCGTAGGGACCGAAGTGGGCGAACACGTTGGTAAGCGCGAAGACTGCCATCAGATCGCCGCCTCGAATGCGATGTCGTAGAAGAGGGTCGCGACGGCCCCGAAGTCGTTGAAGTCGACCTCGAGCCGGAGGTTTGCGCCGTTGCCCAACTGGACCGTTCCGGTGACGCCGAGATCGCTGGTCGTGCGCAGCGCGGTCGCCAGGGACTCTTGGAGCGCATAGACAGAATCGACCGCTGCGAGCAGGTCACTGGCCCCATTGACTGACCTGGCACACACGCGGACCACGCCCTCCTCCTTGCGAGGTCGCGTGGCACCGAAGGCCAGTTGCTCCTGGGTGACAGACACGGCCTCGGTGGCGCCCTGCTCGACGTCGGGGTCCTGTGCGCCGATGAACAGGTAGTCACCGGGGCTGTCCGAGAGCCCCGGGCCAGGGTAGGCGGTGTTCACGCCGAGCAGGCCCTGCGCCGTGGTCGTCAGGGTCCGCAGCAGCGCGGGGACGACGGAGGCAGCCATCAGGGCACCTGCACATGGTCGGCGATGAGTTCCGAGACGCGGAACGGGAAGGCATAGGCCAAGGAGCCTGCGGGCTCGTTGATCGGCGACCCGGGACGCACTCCAGCTCCTCGCTGCGATACCCACAGGTGGCGCAACAGCTCCTTGACTGCCATGAGCAGGTCGGGCGGCGTCGTGGCGCGCCCCGCCTGGTAGACCACCGTGTAGAGGTCGGCCGGGAAGGTGGCCCCGAACACGATTCCCTCGCTGGAGACCGACACCCCGGTCAGGCTCGCAGCCGTCCCTGAACTGTCGGTGATGCTGGTCAGCGAGATCGCCGGAGTAGTCGGCAGTGACATCAGCCCGCCCGGGTGCATCAGCTTCACGGTTGTCGCGGTCGAGACCAGCGGCCCACACTTGCGGACGATCGCAGCCTCGGCGGCATCAATGAAATCCTGGAGCTCGGTATCGTAGGTGGTCACCGGGATGTTGAGGTGGGTCTTAGCCTGCGCGAGAGTCAGGACAGACACCGGTCAGCCCTTCTTGGCGCGCGTCTCGGTGCCCGACTTGGGCGCCGGTCGCTTCTCGACCTTCGGGGCAGCCTTCTTCTCGGGGACAGCCTCGACGTGACCAGCGGCGATCATGTCTGCCGCCGCTGCGTCTGGCAGGTCGATCGTCTCGCCCACCTCTGGCCAATACTTGCCATTGATGCATCCCGTGGGCTGCACGATGATACGAACGCGCATGACCTCTCCTCTCGGGTTCACGGACAGGTGGAACGACCCCGACCGAAGCCGGGGCCGAACCATCCACCCGGGATCAGGTGGCGGAGTGCTGGAAGTACTTGACCGCGTTCGGGTCGAGCACGCTCGAGCCGGTCCGCACGATCGCGCGGAACGCGACCTGGTCGTTGCCGAAGCCGTACTCGGCCGACCGCTCGAAGCGCAGACCGCCGGCGATGCGGACCAGCAGGGCCGCCCACTCGCCGAAGTAGATGGTCTTCGCGTTCGCTGCCGGGGTCGGCAGGAACGGGTCGATGTAGACGCCCTTGCCGTAGATCAGGTCCGGGTCGCCCGCAGTGAGGGCAGGCTGCCAGACCGGCTCACCGGTCGAGGTCTTCAGCTTGCGGACGATCGCGGCGGTCGGGTCGGCCATCAGCCAGGCCGAGTCCGTGCGGTAGTCCACGAGCACCGAGTGGAACAGGTCGACCAGCAGGTCAGAACCCATGCCGGCGGTGGACTGGCTGCCCAGCGTGGTCGAGGTGCCGGTCGGGCCGGTCGAGCCCACCGTGGTGAACCCGGCGACCGCGGCGGCGCTGGCCTGCTTCTGGACGCGGCGGCCGAGCTCGCGACCAGCCGACCGGGCGATGTAGCCCTCCAGGTCGAAGTTCGCGTCCTGCATCAGCTCGGTCGGGACCAGGGTCAGGTAGGTGTACTTCGAGACCGTGTTGTTGACCGTGGTGATCGTCGAGTCCGACGAGGCCAGGGCGGCGTTGGCGGCGGTCGGGGTGTCCGACGTGGCAGCGTGTGCAGTCGCCACCGGGAACGGCAGGGTGTTGCCGTCGCTGGTGTTGATGACCTGGGCGCCCGCCATGAGGATCTGGGAGGTCGCGATCGCGTACTCCCACAGGGTGCCGTAGACGCCGTCCTGTGCCACGCCACCGGTGGCGGACATGGCACGAGACTCGACGCCGCCCCGGGCACGGTTCGCGGCCCGGTTCTCAGCGCCGCGCACGGCGGCGATGTCGAAGCCGTCGCCGTGGCGAGCCTCGCGGGCCCACTTCTCGAACGCCGACATCTTCTCTCCGCTGCGACCCTCGGCGGTGCCGTGGCCGGTCGCGGATCGGAAGGACTCCTCGAGGTCGTGGGCGCGGTCTTCGCCGTCCTTGATCGCCTTGGCGCGCTCCAGGATGGTGCCGGCCTCAGAGATCATCTGATCGAAGGAGGTCTGCTCCTCGATCGTGAGTTCGCGGCCCTCGGTGACGCCCTTCTGGGCAATGGCCGTGGCCTGGGTGATGAGCGACGCACGCCGCTCCATGAGCTGGTCCGCAATGGACATGGTGTGTCCCCTTTCCGGGAAACGAAGTGGTGTTTTCGTTGCCCGGTGGGGATCGCCCTGCCGGAAGTGCTGGTGATGCGGTCCGCGCTGACTGGGTGGGGGGAGCCCTGCCCGTGTCGAGCGCGGAAGTTCAGTTGGCTATGCCGCTGCCGAACGCGGCGAAGGTGAAGGAAGGTGTGGTTCCGGTGATCGTCCACACCAGTCGGTAGTACGGACCGGCCACGTCGACCCGCTTGCTGGTGTTCTTCGTCGCCGTGATTGCAGCGAGAGTCACAGGGGTCTCGCCGGCGCCGAAGTTCACGCCGTCGAAACTCCATTCGACCGAGAGGGCCAGGCTTGGAGTCGTGCCAGAGACCGCCGTGACATTGACGCCGACCGCAATGACCGACGCTCCATGTACTGCAACAGCACCCGAGTTGCCGCTCGTCGTCCGTGCCGCGCTCGGCACGATCGGAACGGATTCAAACATGCCCATGCCTCAGAGGCTCGCGAAGGGATCGAGACTCGTGGCCTTGGCCAGCGCGGCCTGCGCCGAACGGCGCACCTGCTCGGCACTCGGACCGGCGTTGTCGGTGCGCTTGAAGAACTTAGACAGGTCGCCGGCCTGTGAGAGCGAGCGGACCTCGTCGACACTGGCGTCGAACTTCTTCGCCAGCGAAGTCAGAGCGCCATCCAGCGCACGGGCGCCGACACTGGTGTCGAGATAGGCGGGCTGGTCGACCGGGGCCACGTCGATCAGGCGACCGGAGACCAGAGTGCGCAGCGGGATGTTGAACTCCTGGTGGGTCGTCCACTCGTCCTCGAACGCGATGAACGCGAAGGATGACTGACGCACATCCCCGCGCTGCACGAGCTCGTAGACGTCGCCGCGCGCCTGCGGTACATCAACCTCGTAGGTCAGGCCGATCTCGTCGACACCGAGACGGAGTGTGCCGGCCTGCGAGGTGCCGATCAGGTCGGTGTGGTTGTACCGGGCCATGACGTCGGGCCAGCCGTCGCCGCGGGACTTGTTGAAGAACCGCTGGTCGATCTGCTCGACGAAGCCGCCGAGGTTCTGGCTCAGCTTGTTGAACTTGGCGGCGTAGCCGCCAATGGTCCTCTTGTCGGCGGCCCCGCGAATCTCCACCGGGACCGACGTAAACCGGCGCTCAGCGTCGCTCATGATGGATCTCCTGTTCTCGTGTTCGGCACCGCATTGGGAGCGGGCACGTTGTGGAAGTCGCCACCGTCGACAGGCTCGCGGTCCTCGATCGCGCGGGCCTCGTTGACTGACAGTCGGCCGTCCTTAATCTGGGCGCCCTCGATCTCGATGCGCGTCTTGACGTCAGTGCGCATCGTGGCGTCCACGTTGAACTTGATGTACTGCTTCAGGGGCATGACTCGGGACAGGCCCTTCTCCATGCGCGTCAGGTACGGGCGCATGTCCGCGGCCCGCTTGATCTGCCGGAGCTCCTCGGTGGAGTAGGTCAGGCTTCCGCCCGGCGTGCCGCCTACCTCAGTGGGGTCGATACCGAACGCAGCAGCGACCTGGTTCGCCGACATCTTCAACGTCTCCACGAACTGCGCCTGGTTCGGCGGAATCGTGGTCATCGACAGGTCCCAGTCGGTGC